GATGGCTAACGAGGTCCGCTCCCAGCGCCTCATGCAGTTCCTACAAGTTGCACAGAACCCAACACTTGCGCCTTTCGCTAAAATGGACTACATTATCCGTGAGATTGCTAAGAGCATGGACCTTGATCCCGATAAGGTTACTAACTCTATGCAGGATGCGGCTATCCAAGCAGAGATTCTCAAGGGCTTCCAACAACCAGCACAGCCTCCTATGGGACCTGACGGTGTACCAGCACCACAGGGTCAAGCAGAAGCAGGTCCAGCTGGAGCACAGGTAGCTGATACCTCTGGTGGTGGCGGTGGTCAAACGGGTGTAGGCATGGCTCCAGCCCCAGGTGAACAAGGTTTCAGCGGTAATGTCGCTTAAGAAGATCGTCAACGATAAAGAGTCATGGGATGCACTTGTCGAGTACTACGATGAGTGTATCGCTGACCAACATAAGATCATGGAACGTGTGACTGACGTTACAGACGTACACAGATCGCAGGGCGCTATTGCTGTGCTACGCAAGCTAAAATACATGAGGGATAAAGTTAATGGACCAAGATAAGCAAACAGAGGCAGTATTCAAGTCTGTCAGAGCGGAGACTGACCCTGTAAGCGGTAACGAAGTACCTCCTGGCGCTATGCCAGAAGAAGTACGTGATGATGTACCTGCTATGCTTAGCGAAGGTGAGTATGTAGTTCCTGCTGATGTATTGCGCTACTACGGTATGAAGTTCTTTGAGGACCTACGCACACAAGCTAAGATGGGCCTACAAGAGATGGACTCTAATGGTCGCATTGGTGGTGAGCCTGTAGATGGCCCTGATATGGCAGAAGAAGAGCTACCCTTTGATATTCGTGAACTACAAGTTACTGAGGTAGCTGATGATGACATGGGTATGTATGGCGGTGGCTACGTAAAAGGCTACGACGAAGGCGGTGTTGTTACTGCTATGGAACGGCCTGATTTCCTAACAGGTTTCACTCCGCCCAGCGCAGGTGATGCTGAGGAGTATCGCACATTCAAGAACGCCGAAGGCATGACTATGACTGTTCGCTTTGTGAACGGTAAACCTGTGTCTTACATTCCACCAGGCTACGAAGAAGTAGGTGCTACCGAGGGTACTCCTGCTGAACAGCCTGAGGTTCGTACTACTTCTGATAGCAGTTCTGAAAACAACTACACTCCTGTTCCTACAGATGATGGCACAGAGGAGCGTGAACAACGTACTCGTGTAGCTGACATGACAGATGCAGAACTCTCAGAGGCGCTTAGCGGGTATGGCGAGGGTAGAGCAGGTAAAGTAGGTAGAGGCGTAGTGAGCGTTCTTAATCCTCTTGCAGGCATAGGTACAAGTCTCGTTCACAACATGCAGGGTAACTACATGCTTGATGAGGCTCGCCGTCGCCTAGAGGACGATACCATTACTCCTGAGAGCACCAGTGTACTAAACACAGGTATTGAGACTTACGAAAAGAACAACGACGGTAAGGCCAGTGAGCTATTCCAGGGTGTGACTGGGTACGATAGTGTAACCGATATGCTTGACGGTGGAGGCAAAGGTGAGCGTGATCCTAGCACTAACCTCATGTCTAAACTAACAGGCGGCTACACCAGCTTGGCTGATATGTTTGACGGTGGTGGCCCAGGTCAGTCAGCTAGTGGTGGTAAGAGTATACCTTCAACTGGCGGTGGCAATGGCGGAAGCCCCTCTAGCGGCGGTGACAGTAATGACTCCTCAGGCCCTTCTACATTCGAGAAGGTGACGGGTGGCTACACGAGTATCAAGGACATGTTCGACGGTGGTGGCCCAGGGCAATCACGAGCCGACAAGGATGACGACGACAAGTAAACTTCAACACTAACCATGACAAAGGCTACCCAGCAATAATGCTGGCCCCATATAAGGATAAAAAATGTCAGACCTAACAGACCAAACAATGTACAGTGCAGTTCACAAGCGTAACGAGCAGAAGATCAAAGAAGCAGAGAAAGAGCTAGAAGCGCTCTTGAAAGGTGACGATGGTACAGAAGAGCCCGACAGCGAAGACAGTGTACAGCAAGAAGCCGCAGAAGAAGCTCCGAAAGAAGAGCGTAAAGCCTCAGAAGCTAAAGAAGTAGAGCCTCAAGAAGAAGAGGAACTATCTGCAGAAGAGAAGAGCTTCAAGAAGCGCTACGGTGATCTACGCCGTCATGCTCAGGAGAAAGAGCAGAAGTGGCAGGAGCGCCTAGAAAAGCTAGAGGCACAGCTGGATAAGGCTACAAAGAACGAGCTTGTACTTCCTAAGACTGCGGAAGAGATCGACGCTTGGGCTAAACAGTATCCTGACGTAGCTGGTATCGTAGAGGCTATTGCTGATCAGAAGGCTACAGAACGTACTACTGACCTTGATGCACGTCTCAAAGAGATTGAAGAGATGCGTACCGAAGCCAAGCGTGACAAGGCCGAGGCTGAGCTAATCAAGCTACACCCTGACTTCACTGATATTCGTAACGATGATGCATTCCATGAGTGGGCTGAAAAGCAACCTAAGGTTATTCAGAGTGCATTGTATGACGACGAGCATGACGTAAAAGCAGTCTCTCGTGTGCTAGACCTGTATAAGGCTGACAACAATATCAAGACTCCTAAGAAGGCTACGGCTGACAAGGGTGCAGCTGCCTCCGTTAAGGCACGTGGTGCTCGTACTGTAGTTGATGCAGAAGAGTCTAGCCAGATGCTTAGTGAGTCAATGGTTAACAAGATGTCTCTCAAAGAGTATGAGGACAGACAAGAAGAGATCATGAACGCCATGCGTTCTGGTAAGTTTATCTACGATATGTCCAAATAGGCATTGACAGTTTCGTCGCAGTAGATAAAACTATAGGCATGTACGGTATAGGATGCAACTTATGTTGTACATGTCTACTTAGAGAACAGCACAAGAGGTTTAGCGGCCTCTTTGTTCTCACTTAGGACACTAGCCACTAAAAGAACTACCCAACAGAGTACAGGCCCAGCGCATTTAGGACCGCAATCCTTCTTGTGTTGTTACCCTCGAAATAGCTTGGCCTCTTATGTGGATATGATGTTTTACCCCTAACCCTAGAACTACATGTCATATCTATAGGAGAATCAAAATGGCATTCGCAAAAGCATCAGGTTATACCAACCTGAACAACGGAAACTTCTCACCAGAGATTTTTTCTAAACAAGCACAACTTGCATTCCGCAAGTCTGCTATCGTAAACGCAATCACCAACAACGATTACTTCGGTGAGATTTCTGCTCAGGGCGACTCTGTTCGTATCATGAAAGAGCCAGAAATCACAGTCAACTCACTTGAGCGTGGTACAGCTGTATCAACTCAGGACCTTGTTGACGCTGACTTCCAGCTGACAATCGACAAAGCTAACTACTTTGCGTTCAAACTGGACGACATCGAAGAAGCACACAGCCACATCGACTTCATGCGTTTGTCTACAGACCGTGCAGCATACCGCATGGCTGACGCAATGGACGAAGACGTTCTTAAGTACCTCTCAGGTTACACAACTGCAAACGCTGTTAACACAACTGTTAACGGTACTGTAGCTGACGCAGCCGCAGGCACAGACGAACTCTTGGCTGGCAACAAGTTGGACATTACCTCTTTCGGTAACATCACAACTGTAGCTACTGCTGGTGATTCTATCCCACTTGCTCCACGTTTGACAGGCGCAACTGCTGTTTCTACTTCTACTGCAACACCTTTGCAGGTCCTCGCACGTATGTCACGTAAGATGGACGAGCAGAACGTAGACACACGTGGTCGCTGGATCGTTCTGGACCCAGTGTTTATCGAAATGCTGAAAGACGAAGATTCACGTCTTCTGAACGCAGACTTCGGTGGTGCTGGCCTCATGAACGGCTTGCTTGCTGCAAACATCCACGGCTTCCGTGTATACCAGTCCAACAACCTGCCATCCGTAGGTACAGGCGCTGGTACATCAGGTGCAACAGCACAAGCTGACAACTACGGTGTTATCGTAGCTGGCCACGACTCCGCTGTAGCAACTGCTGAGCAGCTGTCGAAAGTAGAAACATACCGTGACCCAGACAGCTTTGCTGACATCTGCCGTGGTATGCACCTCTACGGTCGCAAGATTCTGCGCCCAGAAGCACTCGTAACAGCACGCTTCAACGCTGCTTAATCTTAGTAACTTAGGGGCTGGCTTCGTGCTGGCCCCTTTGTGCTTATTTGAAAGGACATCTCAAGATGGCTATTACTACTGCAATGTGCAACAGCTTCAAAGAAGAGCTTCTTGGGGGTGTTCATGACTTGGATACAGACTCTATTCGTATTGCGCTGATCAAGGAATCTCATACAGGTACCTATGGTGCAGCAACTACAAACTATAGCAACGTTACAGTTAACACTGACGAAGCTGTAGGTACAAACTATATCGCTGGTGGTAACACACTTAGCAGCGCTGTAATCTCACTTGATGGCTCTACTGCTATCGTGGACTTCGCAGACACTACATGGGCATCTGCTACAGTATCAGCTGATGGCTGTATCATCTATAACGCATCACGTTCTAATGCTGCTATTGCAGTGATTGACTTTGGTGGTCCTAAAACATCTACTAACGGTGACTTCACAATCCAGCTTCCAGCTGCTGATGCTTCTAACGCTATTGTACGCATCGCCTAATAAGGGGTAATAAGCATGGCTCTGGTTCTCAAAGATAGAGTAAAAGAAACCACTACAGTAACAGGTACGGGTGCTGTCACCCTTGATGGCGCTGTAACGGGGTTCCAGACCTTTGCTACTGCTCTTTCAGATGGTGATACTACATTCTATGCTGTCTCTCACAGGAACGCAGCTGAGTGGGAAGTAGGCGTTGGTACATTTACGAGTGGAGACATTGTTCGTACTACAATCCTAGAGAGCAGCAACTCAGGCAGTGCTGTAGACTTCTCTGCTGGTACTAAAGATGTCTTCCTTACCTACCCTGCTGAGAAGGCTGTTGTAAAGCAGGCTGACGAGAGTGTCGAACTACCAGACGACCTTAGTGTAGCAGGTGATCTGACTGTCACTGGTGCGGGTACTGTAACAGGTGTCCTTACTGCGTCAGATGATGTTACTGTAGCAGGCTCTCTAGACGTTGCTGAGAGCATTGAGGTTGAGACACACATTGACCTTAAGACTACTACAGCTAACAAGCCAGCCTATGCGGAAGGGCGTCTCTTCTATGATGAGGCTTTCGGTGCACTTGCTGTGTACAACGATGAGGCTGACATTACCCTCCAGGTAGGGCAGGAAGAGTACATCCGTGTACGTAACAACTCTGGTGCTACCATCACTAACGGTACACCTGTCTACCTTACAGGTGAGGATGCAAGTACCCCTACTATTGCTGTAGCTCGTGCAGATAGCACCTATGCGGCTTCACAGGCTGTAGGTATAGCTACTCACGACATTGAGAACAATACTGTAGGCTACGTTACAGTACGTGGTTTGATTGCTGACGTAGATACATCACACCTTACTGTAGGTGATAGAGTACACGTTGCAGTAGGTGCTTCTGGTGGTACACAGACTGCCGCACCAAGCTACCCTTACTTTGCTACTGACGTTGGTATCTGCCTGATTAGCTCTGCTTCTGGTGGTTGTATCTATGTGTATGTAGAGACACACGCCTTTGAGACACTGCGTGTTACAGATAATGCTCACTTCGATAGTAACGTAACTATTGATGGTGACCTTACTGTACTTGGTACACAGACTATTGCTAACAGTGAGAATATCTCTCTTGCTGGTGCTTTCAACTACTTCAACTCAGGCGACACTATTGGTGATGCTAACACTAGCTTTACTGGTACAGGTCTAGATGATGCTACCCTTACAGGTCACTATGAGGGTACTACAACTAACAAGACCTTCTACGTAAAGATTGACGCTACAGGTACGCCTGACACGTTTAGCTGGTCTACCGATAACTTCGCTACTACTGAGGCTACAGGCGTAGCTATCACTGGTGCAGACCAGACCCTAGAGGATGGCATTAGTGTCATGTTCAACGCTACTACAGGTCACACTGTAGGGGACATCTGGTCAGGCTCTGCTTCCCCTGTGAACGTAGACTCAGGTATTGCTTCTAACCGCAACACGGGTGGGACTGGTATTGGGTACACCCACATGGGTATGTACTACGATGTGTCTACTAACAAGTGGACCTTCTTTGATGAGTATAGCCCTGAGCCAACAGGTACTATCGACACTACACATGGTAGCTTCTCTTATGGTACAGTTAAGGCTGACACCTTTGAGGGTACGCTAGATGGTAACGTTACAGGTGATGTCACAGGTAACCTTGTAGGTAGTGTAACTGGTACAGTAAGCAGCCTGAGTAATCACGACACAGGAGACCTTGCAGAAGGGTCTAACTTGTACTACACTGCAGCTAGAGTTAACTCTGCAATCGACACAAGGGTAGATACTGCTTTCGTAGACGCTCTAGATGTAGACGCTGAGACACTAGGCGGATCAAACAAAGCTACACTATTGGCAGAGGCAGAGTCAAATGCCCTAGCCCTTTCTATTGCGTTAGGATAACATTATGGCAAACACATTCAAGAACTACACAAGTACTGACGTAGGCACGGGCGCTGTTACAAC